GGAGTCGCTTATTATCTCGTTAACTTCTGCCAGAGCTTCGGCTGCATCAGACTCAGCGGCGGCAGCGGCATCGAGAGCGTCTTGAGCCTTCGTGTCTATGAGACCGATAGCGGTATCCGCAGGAGACCCCACCCTGATATAATCGGCATAGACCGTGCCTGTCTGTATCTGTGAGCCGTGGATGATTGTCCAGCCGTAACTCGTGGCAAGGAAAGAAGCGGTCGTGGCGTTTCCTACCTCCAGAAAGCCTATGTGGTAGTAATAATATGTCGCATCTTCGGCTTCTTTTGTGTCGCTAGAGAGGATGATCGCATTGTCTGCGGAATCAAGAACGCCTTTTCTCAGCCTCACATAGACAAGATATGTCGTATCTTGAGTGAGACTGCTAACGGTATTCGCGTTGAGAATCCAGACATCTTCCTCTCCATAGAACACCAGCGCCCCGCCCGTTGCGTGGAACTTGTTGTAATCTCCCTCGTAGTTCGCATCGAACGACACTCCCCAGAGCTGGAAGTTCCTGTTTCCCGAACCAATAGCGATCGCTTCAGCTTCGATCGTCCCGGCCTTTATGTTCCCGCCGTTGATCTCGACATCGCTTCCGAAGAAGTTGTTGTTCTTGAGCAATTGAAGAGCCCTCACAGCGTCGTTGTGCCGCTTCTGGTTGATCGTCAGGACCCGCTCTTTCTTCTTGAGCGTGTTCCCTTCTTCGATGATGTCAAGAATAATGTCCTCTATCTGTTGAACCTTGTTCGAGACTTCGATCTTCACCCTCCACGGCCTGACTACATCGATCTCTTTCGTGATGACCCTTAGAGAGTCATCGATCCCCAGGTCCGTGTCCGTGACAGTAATCATGTCCCCGACCTCGAAATAGTCGGTCGAATATGAGATCTTGTCTCGTTCCCATAACTGGGCGAAATCGACCTCATACGACACTTGAGGTTCGGAGGCAGTATCAAGATAGTCTTGAGCTTTCGCGAGCAACGTAGCGGCAGCCTCGTTGATCTCCTGATAGGTCAGCTCGATGTCCGTGATCTTGTAGAAAGCTCCTACTTCAGGCGTGAAATCGAAGTTCTCTTCTTTGTCGATCCGGTAATAGATTTGCTTGGTCGTGCCGTCGTAATGAAGAATTTTCGCCTCTCCGACGTTTGGGCCGTCTGCTACATGGAGAGTGCCGCCATCGAGAGTGCCGGTCGCTTCAGTTCTGGCCGAATCCACGATGTACGGATAATCTCCATCGTACCCTTCGATCGCTCCCGTTCCCGTGCCTGTAACCGTTCCGTGCTTGGCCTGGACCTTGACATCGAAGTCCATTCTCCGCTCGATAATCCCGTAAGTCTCCGTGTTCTTGTCGATGTAAAGCTCTCCGTCGTGGTCGTAACCTCCGGCGATGTTCGGAACGAGTGTCGTGATGCGAAGGTTCTGGTACACGTACCAGGCGGGGAGGTTCTCGGAAGAACCGACAGGTCGAAGCCTCGTAACCAATCCCCGGGTGTCGATCCTCTTCTTGATCCCCTTGAGATTCTTCGAGTATTCGATCATCGCTCCGGTAGTCTCTCCGAGACTCCCTTTCTCCCCGAGATAGCACGTCGTGCCGTTTGCGGAGAATTTGTATTCGATTCCCCACTTCTCGCATATCGCCTGAAGGGCGTTGAGCCTCGTCTGGGAGCTGAAAGAGATCTCCTGAACCTCTGAGAGAGTACCCGCATCGAGGTTCGTCGCGTCCTTCGAGACTCCCGACCCAGAGAAGAGGTAGCCCAGAAGCGTGTCGAGGTCTATCCCGAAATACTCGAACACTTCTTCTTCAGTCGAGTTGTCCAGGAACATTCTGTTTCCGAATCCATAGTATGCGTGTTCGGCTGTGATCGTTATGAACTGCGAATTGTCTCGCCTCTCGGGTTCTGGGATCTGAACGATGTAATACTCGACTGTTACTCCATCATCTACACGGATAACATCGAGGTTTCTGATGTCCTGATTCTCAAGTACGAGTTCAAGTTCCTTCCTTCCCATGAAAGTTTCACGGATATGCCCCGAGATCGGCTTGAGGGTCGAGATGTAATTCACGCCCCGATAGTGCTTGAGAGTCCGGGCAACAGGCGAAGAGTCGGCTGTTCCTATCTCTCTGAGAGAGATCTCGCACTCGGCTATGAGAGTGCCGAACTCCGGCCCGATCTTCTTCCACGAAACCCCGCCGTCGAGGTAGCATGAAATCGAACCGCCTTCGTATTCGAGTGTGATAGTCCCGCTTGATAGAGTGCTTTGAAGAGTGCCGAGCTTTGAGACGAGATCGGCAGAGTCCGAACCTTTCACGATCCCCTTGAGCTTGATCTGGCGAGGCAGGAGGTACGAAGAGAGGACCTGTTCTTTCAGGGTAGATTGGTCTTCCCTTCGAGTCTCGATATTCAGTTGATAACTCAGGTCGTCGGCTCCCTCGACAGACGTCGTGATGAACCCGAGAGTCTTCAGGTCGGATAAAGTCATGCCGAACACCTGCCTATGAACTTTATCTCAACATCCGCGCTCAGACACGAAGAAACAGGCTCGTGAGGATTGATTTTAAGCGATTCTACGAACACGTCCCATGTCTTTGCATCGTCCGAGAAAGAAAGTTCCTTCTCAGACGATTCTGCGAGGGCAGCCCTCAAAGCCGCTACCGATGAGCGGTACGAAGCGTGATTCGCTGCTATTATCGAGGCTTTGACGGTTATTCTATTGAGCTTGTCAACTTTGGAAACTTCGAGGGGATCAGCTCCGGGAATTTCTTCGATCTCTCTCTCCTGTTCAAGTCCACGACCGGATATGCTGATCCCTTTCAAGTATTGAGTGAGATCAATTGAATTGAAGGTCATAACTTACCTCCTAACATTTCGCAAATGCTCTCTTTCAGAGCTTCATTCGAGCAATGACTCAACATTCCCATATATGATTGGAAAGAACTATCGAACTCTTGAAACGTGATTGTGCCGCTCACAAACTTATCCCTAAGAGACTTTAACCGTCTCCTGAGCCTCTTAGCCGAGCTTTTCCTAAGTCTGACAACGTTTGGCCAGAGCCTGTAACCCACCCAATCAATACCGTTTGTGACTGGCCTTATTTGGGTCTTTGAGTTACTTCTAAGAGCCAGACGCGTCTCTACAAATTCCTCCATCGCCCATCTCCATTCATGGAGCTGTCTTTTGCTCGACGAGAGGCAGATTACATCATCCATATACCTGGTATAGTGCGGGATCTGAAGCTCTCTCTTTGCAAACTGGTCGAGTTCGTTGAGATAGACGTTTGCGCTCATTTGAGAAACTAAATTTCCGACTGCCATCCCGACACCGCATATTCGATTGTCGTAATCTATACTTCCATCGATGAGGCCGAGATTACCGTCGTTGGCTGTGATAATCTCTTCAAGAAGCCATAGAAGGTCTTTATCCGGGAAGTGCTTCTCGTAAATAGACAGAAGGATTCTATGGTTAACCCGATAGAAGTATTTATGAATATCCAGTTTCAGGTAATACCATCTCTTTGGGTCAGGAATACTCCCGAGCCATTCCCGTAAGCAGCCGAGAGCTTGATGCGCACCTTTTCCTTTTCTGCAAGCATAGCTGTCGGAGATATATTTCCTCTCAAGCATCGGAGAAAGATTCTGATAAATAGACCACTGGACGACCCTATCTCTGAATGGCAGGGCCATAATCAATCTCCTTTTAGGTTCGTTTACAAAGAACTCTCTATAAGGAGATTGTTTATATGTCTTCCAGACAAGCTCATTTTGAATAAGAATAAGGTTTTCTTCTAGCCTGTCGGAGAACTTAAGCACCTCATTTCTGTATCTCTTGAGTTTTCTCGCGTTTCTATACGCCGTTAGCAACGATTCGAAGTCATATATCAGGGGATATATATTGCTGTATCGTTTCATCTTTTTACCTCAAGATAACCGCGGCGCATGGTTTTTCCACAGGCCGCGGAGCAATCCGATTTTTCGCCGTCTGGCGTGGGAGAGACCCCCTTGTTCCTCTAAGCGCTGGAAAGAGATCCGTGAATCTCTAACTTCTGTCTTTTCGGGATTGGACGAGCGAGCGAAAACCCCAGATTCGTATTCACGCTCGTGCGGTCGTTGTTGAGATTCAAGTTCGGCAAACCAGCATTGGACGTGTTGTTGTAGTTACCGCCTCGATAGGGCAAACGCTAAATGGGTCTCTCCCATATCTTTAGAACTTAGATGACCTTATCCATCCCCCGAGCATCTTTCCGACTTCTGCAAGATGTCTGGAGATGACTTCGTATTTCTTCGTCGGTATGAACTTCAGATCGACGCTCAACCTAACTTGAGTTCTGAGAAGTTCTAGGCTAGCGTCGAGTTGCCTCAAATGTTCGAGCTTCTGTTTCTCCTTGTTTGCTCTTGTGATGAGCTTAAGGATCTCGAAGCAGGTCTTTTTGATTTCCGCCGCGAGAGTATGTTTCTCTGATTTTGGGAATTGTGCGAGTACGGGGTATATATACAGGATCAGA